CGACGTCATAGGACGTGTTCGCCCGGTTCTGAGCGTCCGCCACCCGCTCCGCCGCGTTTGCCTGCGCCTCTGCTGCTTCACGGCGTGCGTCGGACACGTCACGTGCGCCGTCCTGCTGCGCCTTAAACAGGTCTTCCTCTGCTCGTTGCACATCCTTGGCGCCTTCGGTGCCGGCCTGCGCCTGATCCCGCCTGGCCCGCTCGAGGTCGATCTGAGCGTCTTCGATGCGCCGCTGCTGGTCCAACGGGTTGTCGCCCGCACCGGACGCCGCAGCATCAACCAACGCTCGCTCGGCGTCGAGCACCCTGTCAGCAGCGGACTGCGCCGACTTCGACGCAGCATCACGGGCGTCGGCCACCCGCTGCTGTGCGTCGACAATCCGCTCGGCTGCCTGCCGTTCTGCGTCTGCGATCTTCCTCGCTGCGTCCGCCGCTGCTTTCGACTGGTCGCCGACGGCGCGGGCGACGTCGTTCTGTGCGTCGGCGTACTTAGCGGCGTTGCCCTCCGCTTTCTGCTGGACTTGCTGCAACCCGAAGATCGCGTCCTTAAACCGGACTTGCGCGCCGATCGCCGTGGTCTGCCGGTCAAACAGGCTGGCGAACGTCGACGCGGCTCGGGCGGCACGAGCCGATGCGAGTTCGACTTCGCCGCCAAGGTTGCGGACCGCGAACGACGCCTGTAACGCTGCGGCGACCATCCTGCCGCCGAGATCGTCGGATGCGTCACGAAACGCTGTCGATGCCTGCTTCGTGTCGTTGAACAGCTTGTCCCACGCCCCGCCCAGATCGCCGGTCACGATCGCCCCGGCGACGCTCGCCACCCCGGTGAACCGTTCGAGTTCGGCGGTGGTCAACGAGATCAGCTGCCGGCCGACCCCCAGCTTCGAATCGGTCCACGCCTGCCCGAACCCGGCGGTCGCCTGCTTGTACTCCTCGAGCTTCCTGATGTCCTCGTCGGTCACCCCAGGGGCGAGGCCCTGTAGCTCGGAGATCTTCGACCGGGACTTCTCAAGGACGTCGACCATGTCAGCCCACGACTTGCCGAACACCGCCGACGCCAACGCAGCACGCTCCGCCGGGTCGGTGGTCGCCTGGTAGGCCGACGCCACGTTGAGCAGCGTCCCGTTCAGGTTGGCGGTGCCGTCAGCGTTGCGGGCGACAACGATCCCATACTTGAGCAGCCCCGCCTCGTTCGTGCCGACAGCCTTCGCGAGTTTCGCCATCGCCGACGCACCAGCCGTCGCATCGATCCCGACACCCTTGAACACGCCGACCAGTTTCGATGCCTCCTCAGCGCTCGACCCGGTCACGTCAGCGACAGCGTCGACCTGCTCGACAACCGTCTTAAACGTGTTGAACGAGTCGACCCCCAGCTTGACGAGCACCGCACCCAACGCCGCCGCACCGGTCGCAGCAACCGCAGCCTTGGTGGAGATGCCATCAAGGACGTTCTCGACCCCGCCGAACTGGTCTGCGAACTCGCCGATACCCAACGAGTCGGCCAATCCACCGAGGAACCCAGCAGCCTTGCTGTTCGCCCCACCACCGAGCGCGCCCCGCACCGACTTCTGCTGCTGCGCCGCAGCCACCTCCGCGCGCTTGAGCGCGACTTCGATGTCCCGGCCCGCCTTGCCGAGATCCCCACCAGCCGACTTCGCCGCCTGGGCGACCTGCCGGAACGCAGCGACCGCCTTCGCCGAATCCCCGGTGAACTTGAAGTCGATCCCAACGGTCCTAGCCACCGGTCACCCCCACAGGAACTCGAGCAGGTCCAACAGTTCGCCCTTGGGCATGTCCTCGAGGTCCGCCCAACGAAGCCCAGTACGCGTGTAGATCAGCGGCAGCCACGGGCGCAGCCACCGCCTCATGCCGGGGGGTCAAATTGGTCACCCCCGTCGTCCGTAGCGATCTCCTCGTCAGACGGGTAGTGCAGCCACGGGGCGTCCGAGCTCGACCGGTCCAGCACCTCGTCGAGCGGTTCGACCACACCGGCCTGTAACCCGGCGAGCCACCAGGCGGTCAGAACCATGTCGAGCGGGCACAACGCCATCAACACCAGCTGCGACCACAGCTCGTTCGTGGACGTCTTCGCCTGCTCCCGCAGCATCCTCACATGGGTGCCCTTGATGTCGACGTCGCGCAGCACCCTGCGCTCGCCGCCGACGAACACCCACATGACCAGTTTCTCTCGTGCGGCCCGATGCTCCTCCGCTTCCCGGCGCGCCTGTTCGGCCGCCATCTGCGCTGCGACTTGTTTCGGGTCGGGTGCCTTTGCCATCAAAGTCCGCCTGTAGCCAGGAACGCCGCCAGCCTGTCGGTCGGCGAGTTCGTCGAGATCTTGCCTGCGTTACCAACCCGATCGGGGAACGCCCCCGCATACTTGTCGGCGACCTTGCCGAGTCGTTCAAACACGTTCTGCGCGCCGGCCCCGATCGCAGGGTAGAACGCCCGGCCCGATGTCTTCGTGACCCGCAGCCGGTCGCCGGATTCGCCTAGGTCGAACTGGTTGCCGGTCCACGAGTCGAAGATCCGGGGCGACGAGTACGGGATGGCGGCGGTCATGATCCGCTGCTGCCCGCCTCCGGCGCGCCGGGTCGCGTACGCGCCGGTTTGCACCCTGCGGATGAACGGTCGGGTTCGGTTCCGTTTCGCACCGAACTCCCGGCCCAGCGAATACGGATGCTTAGCGTTGCCCATCCGCACCATCGCCGACTTCGCCGTGACCGACGTGCGGACGGTGGTCGCAACCCGAGGACCGGTGCCGCCGAGCTCGCGGAACCGTTTACGGATGTCGTCACGGATCGGGTTCAACTCGCGGCGGATCTCCCGCAGCACCGCCGTCTTCAGGTCTTTCTCGGCGGCTGATGCTGCGGCGATCGTCTCCTCGAGACCCTGCACCGACAACCCGCCGACAATGCGACGGGCCACGATCAGGGGGTGCTGTCAGCGTTGATCGACACGATGGAGAACGTCTGGGCGTCGGTGTTGCCGCTGGTGACGTACGCCTTGAACGGGCCGCTGACGGTCAGCTTCTCGGTGCCCGACACCTTCGGGGTGATCCCGGTCTGCCACTGCATCGTGAACGTGATCGTGATCGACGACGGCGAGTTCGACAGGGTCAGCACGACCGTCTTCTGGGTGCCGGCAACGAAATCGGTGAGGTAGCCGATGTCGGTCTTCTCGAGCTCGAAATCGATGTTCCCGGTGATCTCGCAGAACTGGCCCCGCTCCTGGTCGGAGATGACCGACGAACCGAGGCACTGATCGTCGGACGCCAGGTTGTTGGCCCCGGCGATCGTGATGCCCTTCACGCAACCGACCGACGCCCCGCCGACCGTCACCGTCCCATCGATGTACGTGTACGCAGACAGGCCGGTCGGCACCGAACCGTCCAAGGCGTCGGCGGTGGAGAACGCCATGTCCTTGCCGACCCAGTCGATCCCGAGGGTGGCGTTCTCGCCGGCCGCCAGGGCGATCTCCCACGAGTCGACCATCATGCCGGTGGCCTGCTTCACCATCGTGTCGGTCACCGCACCGAACGACACCTGCATCGTGTACGACGGCAGATCCTTCGCCGGGGTCGCCGTGTGCGTGTACGGCCCGGACCCGGTAGTGGCGATCGCGCCGAGCATCGCCTCGGTGAGCAGCGCTTCGCCACGGTTCCACAGCAGCAGCGGCGTGTTGCCAGACACCCGCTTGCGGCCCTGACGGACGCTGGTGGCCGACTGGAACAGCAGCGCGCCAGACAGGGTTGGCGTTTCGATCTTCGCGACGTCGAGATCGATGGTCTCGCCGGGCAGGAGTTGCAGCACCCTGGTTGGGGTGGTGGTCATGCCGATCGAGTACAACGACCCGCCCGACGAGAACGCCCCCGGATTGGTGGTGTTCGCCACCTTCACCGTCGACCCCGTCGTACCCGTCACGGTCACGTAGCTGCCGTTGTACCCCGACGGGCTGATGCCCGTCACCCGCACCCGAGCACCAACCCCCAGCCCGTGAGCCGCAGAGGTGGTGTAGGTGATCACGTTCGTCGCCCACGAAGCCGTGCTGACCGTGCGGACCTCTTTGCCGATGGAAAGGCCGGACCCGACCCCAGTGACGCCCATCTCATCAACCCTTCTGCGGAGCGGGCTCTACCCTGCTCCGCCGCTTCGGGGCCGGCGCATCGTCCACCGGCTCCCACTCGCCCGACCCAACCGCACGAGCCGCACGGTCCTCATCCTCAACGTCGAGCACCCCGCCAGGGCCGACAGACCCGGCGACACCGGGCAGACCGACCTCGGACAGACCGCCGACATACCTCAACTGCACCGTGTTGCCTCCACGCCGATACGGGCGATCCAAGACGCACCGAACCCGGCAGGACGTTCCGTGCGCCCCGTGACCAGCTGGTGACCCGCCCAACGGATCACCACATCCCACCCGCCCGACGTGTCCACCGGACGAGGGTTATCCCGAGTCGCCTCGTACAGCAGGTCGATCAGCTCGAGCGCCGACACCGCCGCGTCCCGAGCCGACACGTCGCCGTCCTCCGGAAGGCACTGCACGAGCAGCGACATCTCGTAGGACTCGGCGAGGCCCTGCATGGTGTAGGCGGCGACGTCGGCATCGACCTCGTTCTCCCACCACACCGTGCGCAGCTCCGACACGTCCTCAGCGTCGACCGGGGCTCCCCACAACAGGGGCACCCCGACCGCAGCGAGCTCGCCGCCGAACAGCTCTTGCAAGGCGTCCCGCACCAGCAGCAGCGACGTCGCCGCCATCAGGCCAACCCCCGATACTGGATCTGGTCCGACAGCAAGTCTTTCGCGGCCTGCGGGATGACCACCCGAGGGAACGCCGAGATCGGCTGTTCGTACTCGCCGACCACCGCAACCGTGTCCGTCTCACCCTGCCACATTGATTTCAGGGTGAGCACCGCCGCCGTGTGGAACCGTGAGCCCCGCACCGCCGACGTCGTCGCATACCGGCCGGCCACGTAGGTGACTTCCACCGTCCCGTACTCCCACAGGATCGACGTCCACGACGACCGGCGTCGCAGCGTCCCCGACAGCAGGGTCGGGTCGTCACCATCCTGCTCAGCCAGGTAGCCGCCCGCCACCGACAAGGTCTCCCCCGTCAACGTGGTGGAGATACCGGCGTCCCACACCTTCACCGTGGTTACCGAAGAGATCGGCGTACGGCGCAGACGAACATGACCACACCCGCCCGGATGCTGTTCGCCTGTCACCGTACGCCGCACCACCGGACCGACCAGCTCATCAATCGCCAGCGAAACCGCGGTCACATACCCCTCGAGCCGAGCGGCATGGATCGTGTTACTAGCGGACAGACGCACCGCCGCCTGCGCGTCGGCAAGGCTGAGCAGATCAGTCGCAGCAGACAAGGTCAGCCCCTACGGCCAGACCGCCGGCGGGCAGTGCCCCCGCCGGCCTCTTCGATGGACGCGGGGTCCGAGCCCGCAGGCGGCACGGCCTCGGACCCCGCGACGTCGACATCCCCGCCCGAGGTGTCGACGATCTCCAGCGCTGTCGACTGGCCGAGCAGCTGACCGGCGACATAGTCATCGGTCTCGAGCTCGGCGCCGGCCGGCAGCACCACGCTGGCGCGAACGATGTCGTTCGACTTGTTGCGGAGACGCACCCCCGGCTGGCGCAAACCAGCCGAAGGCACGTCCATGTCACGAGCCGGCATCAGGGCGTGACGTTGTAGACGATCGACGTGTCGTCCTCGGACGAGCCGCGGGCGTTGACGTTGGCGAAGTCCTCCCGCATGAACCCGACGACCACACGCTGGTAGGTCTCACGGTAGATGCTGTCGTCCGTCTCGAGCGCCAGCGGGGTCCGCTGACCCATGACCCACTCGTTGCGGTTCACCGCGAGTGCGTAGGTCTTGGTGGTGGTGATCGCGTCGTGGATACCCGAGGCGTTCAGGTTGGTCCGCACATGCTCCGACACGATGATCGGCACGCCGTACAGAGCGCCGAGCTGGCCGTTGAGGATGGTGGCCTGCGGGCCGAACTTGTCGACCGTCACCACGTTCGTGTCGGTGACCAGCGCGTAGTAGCTGGAGATCGGCACGATGAACGCCATCTCGGCCGGGTTGAGGCCGTAGTGGTCCATGTCGGCCCGGCGGGCTGCGAGCAGCGCCACCGTCAGAGCCGAACCACCCGAGGCGCTGCTGTTGGCAAGCGCACGCTTGCGGAGACCATCCCACGCCCACGCCGCGTCGGTCGCACCGGCGCTGTTGGTGTCGGTGTCCTGGTGGGTGCCGTCGGTGTCGCCATCGAGGATGGCCCGCTCCTCAGCGTCGACGAACGCCTGCACGAGCTTGCGCTGCACGTAGGGCAGGATCGCCAGCGCCGAGTCGGCCTCGAGGCTCTTGGAGAACAGGACCCGACCGCCGAAGATCTCGGCGTCGAACGTCGCCGCACCGGTACCGGGGGTCGACACGGTGACCTTGGTGGCGGTGTCGGAGGTCGGCTCGGCCACCCGGTAGGCGGTGGCGTCGGCGCCTTCCAGCGGCCACTTCCACGGGTTGGTCGGGAGGTTGATCCGCTGGAACAGCGGGGCCACCTTGCCAGACGCCCGGACACGCTCATGCAGGCTCGAGCCGATCCCGGTCGGGATCCAGTCGACGCCCTCGTTCGAGGTGTCGGTGTCCATGGCACGCAGGACCCGCTTGTACTGGTCCTTGAACGCCGGGTGCTCACGGGCGACCATGAACCCTTCGGAGCCGGTGGTGGCACGCTTGTCGATCAGCATGCCGAAGACCTGCATGTCGGCGATGGTCTGCTGGAAGTTGCGGATCGCGACCGCACGGGCCTCGGTGAACTCGTTGATGCGAGGGGCGAGGACCGGCTGCTTGTCGGCGTTGCGGACTTCGACCCGCTCGACCGCCGCACGGGCGGTCATGTGGGGGATCACGTTGCCGATGTTGTCGAGCGACCCGGCGCGCACCTCGGAGGCGGTGGCCCACAGCAGCTCGTCGAGGGTGTGGTCGGAGCCACGGACCCCGTTGTTCACCGAGCTCGGCCGCTGGATGTTGAACCGCTTGATCTTCTCGGCGGCGTCAGCGGAGTCGCGACGGTTGGCGTCGATGTCGGCGATGCGGGCTTCGACGTCGGCGATGTCGCCGGTCAGCTTCTCGCGAGCCTCGCGCAGGGCGGCGATTTCGCCGGCCTCGGACTCGTTCAGGTCGGAACGCTGCTCCTCAGCAGCCTTGGCAAGGATGGCCTCGAACTGGTTGTTCAGGCCCTCACGCTCGGCGAGCATGTTGGACAGGCGCTCGCGAAGCAGGTCGAGGAAATCCACGACGGCACTCCAATGTCACAGGGAACGGGATGTTTGGTCCGCTCACGGGTGGCTTCGGGTGCCGACCAGGTGGTGCCCTGCTTGGGGTCCGGCGTGGTCAGCGGCGCTCAGCCGGCGCGATCGCTTGAGGGCAGTGTAACGCCAACAGGGGTCGGTTGTGATGACATCCTGTCCACGAGCTCGTACGGGTCGCCCTCGTCCTGATGATGCGGCCAGAACCGGCGCACCCCGCCGAACGTCAGGAACTCGCACGCCTCGTGCTGCTCAGCCAACAGCACACAATCGAGCACCCACCGACCGAACCCCGGCTCGTCTATCCCGACCGGGATCTTGAACATGTGCTGCGTCACCCGCTCGCGCGCCGGGTCAAGACTGTCCGAGGTGCGGGCGAACACACACAGGTAGCCGCCACCAGGGCCGCCACGTTTGAACGCCCAGCCCGGCTTGTACCCCAGGCCCGCTATCCAGCTAGGCGGTACCACTCGGCCCGAGCCAGATCCACACCAAGCCCACGCACCG